TCCTGAGTGGCGTTCGAAAACAAACTTTTGCTTGTGGCCGAAGCCGCGTAATGGTGCGCAGTCACTTCCGCGCCCGTAATCTCTGAATTCAATGTTACCTTACCGCCCATGCCCTGGTCGGATCTGGGGATCGAAACATCATAATAAATCGCGTTGTCGGAGGCCAGGCGGGTAGGATAGATTTTTATAGGCCGGTCCCTGCTGCAATCCAGGTAAGCCCCTACTGAGAAAGCAATCTGTTGAAGCGCCTCACGATAAGAGCATATCGGAATCCAGCCAACCACCAGGGAACTGTATAAATCCTGATGCAAATCATAAGGTACATGCAGAGGGCCCAAAATCGCATCCAGCAAAGTTTCCAGGGCAGTGCCCGGACTTGCTATCAAAATGCCTTTATACGTCATGGTATCCAGCACGCCCAACAGGTTAACGCAGGTGAACTCAAGAACTGTCTCAGTCTGATTGGTCCAAGTATCTAAGTAATATTGCCCGATTAAAACCGATTGATTACCAATCTGCTCCGAAACTGTTAGCGGTTTGCGTTGCGCAAGAGACGCATAGCGGCCGGTAGGGTTGATAGGGGAAAAATCTGCATCCTCTGTGTAGAGACGAAGATCGCAGGTGCCTATCCGCGCTTCAGATCCCAGGATATTCGTTTCCTCAACCACGCTGGCTGATAAAACATCTGCATCCGTGAACTTGATTAATTCGCCGTAGTCGATTGCTGTCAAGCGCACGTACCGAAAGGGGTGGCTTGAACTGTTGAAGGTGATCACAATCTGTTTGAAATTTTCCACTGCCTTGCCCGTGAAATATTCCCAGGCCGTAGGGGTGTAATTGTCAGTTTGGATGAGTGTCGCCGTGTCATCATAAAAAGCCACATCCAGGTCATTTATATAATCCCCCGAGTATTGCGCAAAGCGCAGGGTCAGTCCGTCTACTGAGTGAACCTCATTAAAATCGATTGTTAGAACTGGTGGAACGGCATAGGCCCCAGCATCATCACTCATCGCCAGCGTCATCATGCCGATGTGTATTTTTCTCAATTCGGTCGGCAATAATTTGTACTCGCCATCCAGAAGCCAGAAATCAGGCTCAAAGGTAGCAAACGGGCGATTCGTGGCGCTGCCGGTGCGCAGGTCATTGATATTTGAAAATGGTTGCAAATTTGGCGAAGTCGGGATGGAATCCTGTTGAATTTCAACGATAAACCCGATGCCGAAACTGACTTCTGCATGGGTATGGGTCATGTTCGCGCCGGTGATTTAGCAATGAAATTTACGGTAAGCGACCGCCAAAACGTGGTCGCTCCTCGATCTTTGCGCAGCTCGTCTCCCACATTGGCAAAGTACGCAGTAAAGGTGTATGGCCCAGTTTCAGCAGGCACAATGACGGTGTGAAACTCAACCGGTTCGGTCAACTTGCCCCACAGCGCGGCGTACTCAGTAGCGTCCAGGGTGGCCCCAAGTTTTAATTTATAGTTGTAGTAGACCCCGATAAGTTCGCGATGAAGGACACCGTCCTCTGTTCGTTCTGCGGCCTTGTCCAAAAAATCAGCCGTGCGGGTCAATTCAACCACTGGAATATCAAAGGTTATTCCATCGATAATCAGGCTCACTCAGCACCCCCTAAAATCAGACTGGTGCCCACGCGCTTATTTTCCCGGACGATATGCGGATTGAGCACGCGAATCAACTCGCCCATAGTCCCCTCGAACTTGATGGTTAAGTTTCCCGCCCCTTCCTCGCGCACGATCTTTCGGATTAGCGCCTCGGGGGCCTCGATATTATTCCCGCTGCGTTGGTCGCCCAGGATTGCCGCAAACGCCGCGCCGGCCGGGATCACCGCGCCGGTCGCCAGGCGGGGGATTTGGGGCACGGATATCGAGGGGATACTCAGCCTAAGTGAAGCGCCCTTAACCCCGGACATCCAATCTGGTAGGTCAATTTTTATATTATTCAGGGCACCAATCATGCCATTGATGCCTCCAACAACCCCTCTGATCATTCCATTTACCAGGTCAATAATCGAATTGATAATGCCCTTGATAGTCGTCTTGATATCCTCAAACGTGGTTTTAAAGGCAGTTTTTATTTTTAGAAGAACGTCGTCAAAAATCTTCTTGATGGGGTCGACCACCTCAGTTTGGAACCAGTTCATGGCGACGCCCCAGATCAATTTGATGTTTGTCCAGGCTTCGTCCGCCCAAGTCTTGATATCTTCCCATGCCTGTTTGAACCAAGCCACAACGGGATCAATAACCGTAGTCTTGAACCACGTATAAGCAACGTTCCAAACTGTCTTTATGTTTTCCCATGCCTGTTTCGCCCAAAGTTTGATGTTTTCCCATGCCTGTTTGAACCAGTTGACAATGGGATCAATCACATTGGTCTTGAACCAGCTATAAGCAATAATCCAGGCCAGTTGAATAAATGCCCAGGTATCGCGCGCCTTCTGTAAAATTTCTTCCCAGCGCGCTTTTACCCAATTTGAAATAATGATCCAGAGCAGCTGCATCCAATCTGAAAACTTCAGCGCATCAGCCTTTATTTTTTCCCATGTCTCTATCGCCCATTTCGAAATATCTTCCCACGCTTGCACCGCCCATTCCCTGATAGGCTTCCAAACCTTCTCCAGAAACCACAGGCTTGCGATCGTCCATATCTGTTGTATCGTGGTCCAGATGCCAGCGATAAACTTAGGTACCGCATTCCAGAAGTCGTACCAGTCAGCCTTGAATTTTTCGATCCATGCAAATACAGCCGGATCAATGGGCACCTGTTTGAACTTCATTGAACCACCCCCAGCGCCGCCGCCTCCACCCGCAGCGCCTGCATCCGGCGTTTCTGGTTCCTTTTGTGCCAGGACGTTGATTTGATCGAACGCGGCCAGCGCGCCCTTTGCGGCCTTCGCCGTCTTTTCGGTGTTCTTCGCCATTTTGCCAGTCGAACCGGCGGCAGATTCGGCACTGCCAGCGACATACTGCATGTACGAGGACTGCCCGGACAGCGCAGCGATCACCATCGAGATCCAATTGAGCAGGCGAACCAGCCAGTTGATGACCGTCAAAATTGCGGGTAGAGCGGCTTGCAATAGCGTCGCAAACGCGGCCATAAATGCGCCCTTTAGGTTGCTGAACGCACTTTGCAACTGAGTGATCGTGCCATAAAAGGCATCAGATTTGCTGATGCTCTCTGCCAACATATTGAATAAGCGAAACCCAAGCAGGCCTGCTGCAATCCCTAATCCGATCAATGCCAGACCAATCGCTTTTATGACACTCAGTAGTACACCAGCAACCATCACGGTTTTGCTGAGACCAGTAAGTAAAGCCCCACCAATGCCCTTCATCGCCGCGGACATTTTTGCAGTACCCGCGTTGAACCCTTTGGTATCAACACGGGTATCAATTTTGATGCTGCCATCGTAACCGGCGGCCACTATTTACCTGCCTTGATCAGCTGCATAAATTCCTCTTCCTTCGCCCGTTCCTCGGGCGTCCGATCGTCAGGCTGCGGCACGTCCACCAGGTCGCCCATATCGCGGGCCATCCGTCGATCTTCTTTGGTTGCCGTGCCGTCGCTCAGGCGCTTGCGCAGGGCAACAAGTTGGCAAAAGGTTGTGTCTTGCCCTAAATCCATGAAGAGCGCCAGGAAAGAAAACCAGTGAAGATTGTCAGCCGTAAGGTCTACATTGTGAGTCTGCTTGAAAGCTGCGAAGATAAGACCAGCATCTTTATCGAAGCTGTAGAGACGTGGACCACCCCCTTCCTCTTCGGTTTCGCTATCCTTGCCGCCATTTAGGAACCGCATTCCGACTTCGAAGGCCTGCTGCGAATTGTCCGGGATCACCTGGTACAAATTCTGCAGCATGATCATGTACTTTTCTTCCAGGGTCAGACCGTCATCCTCAAAGGCAAGCATGATCCTAAGGCCGATGCGGAAGTCGCTTTCAATCGCGTATTCCCGCCCGTCGATCTCGATCGCCGTGGGGAGCTGGTCTACTAACAGGTTCATTTCAGCACATGGCGCTTGCGCTTATCGGTGACCGTGTTGGTATAGCGGTTGATCTTCTCAGTACGCGCCGCGCCAATGAACGGGGTCAGCCCTTCAAATAGTTGCGAGACCATATCAAGGCTGAATGAGTCCCCGAATGCCTTTTGACTTGTGCCAACCCCAAAGACGTAATCAATCCGATCTCGGATGAAGTCGGCCAGCGCGCGCATCAGCGCCAGCTTATCGGCGGCATTGGCCGGGAAGCCGTGCTCGTCGAGTTTTTCGTTCGCGTCGATCTCCGCTGATTTGACCTTAAATTCATCCATGCGGGTCTCGAACTCTCGCATCAGGGAGTAAAACTTCTCCGCGAATAAGACGTCGCCAGGATCAAACTCGATATACTCGGGGCCGTCATTGATGAGGATCCGCTTGCCGCGGGTGATCTTGATGCTGTCCTGCATGGGTTAAGCCGTCCTCGTAGCGTCGATATAATAAGTGACCACTTCTGCGCCGACTGTAACCTCTACGCTGAGGTGGTTGAGACCCATCGAGAGGTTGGCCGCCGCGCCCTGGTTGACCACATTGGCGCCTTCCCGCTGCACAATCGTAGCGCCTGACAACGTGGAAGCCATCGTAACCGTGGCCGCTGCAATAGAGGTCGTGTACAGAAGATTGGCATGGTTTGCCGCAAACAGCGGAGAGAGTGTTCCAGATCCCAATACCAAAGTGGTGAGGGTAGTCAGAACCGGATTGGCGGCAAAAGTTGCCGTTGCCGCGGGCTTGAAGATGCCCAGCGTCGGATCCCCCAGGAAGTTGATCGTATAGTTGATCTTGGCCGCAGCTCCACCGTCGCCGCCAAAATCATCCACTTGAATGGACACTGCCTGCTTTTCAGCATAGTAATAGCCGTTTGCAGGTGTCTTATAGAGCCAGACATTCACGATCTCAGTCTCCGCGCCACTGAGTACCGACCGGTTGACCCGCAGCGCCTCGATGTACGCAAAGGCCGCGTCGGTGGTCTTGGCCGTCATCTCGATTGGCAAATTGGGAGCGTACGAGTCAATACTGATACTGGCGGAGTCCTCACTGATATAGGTCTCTTCCAGCGTTTTAGGGTTGTAATTGATCTTGCCAGAGACAACCCCGTCCCCGATCAACACCCATACCGGCGCGCCAGGCGTGCCAGTGTTTAAGAATGTCTTTACAAGCGACCGCTTTATTTTTGCCATTGGTCAGCTCCTTTAGCTCGCCGTGAAGACGTTTGTTGATGCGTTGAAGGTTCCGGGCACCGGATCACCGATAAAGTTGATCGTGTAATTGATCTTGACTGCCGCGCCGCCGTCGCCGCCAAAATCATCGATCTGGATACTCACGTCCTGCCGTTCCGCGGGATACGCAGTAGGGCCGCCAGCTTCGTACATCCAAACGTTCACCAGATGGGTTTCCGCCGCGTCCAGAACCGCCCGGGCAATTCGCAGCGCGTCGATGAATTCGAAGGCCGGGTCGCCGGTGATCGCGGTTTGCTCAACTGGCATCGTGGGGGCGTAAGCCTCAATCGTGATTGTGGCGCTGTCCTGGTGGACGTAGGTCTCTTCCAGGGTCTTCGGGTTGTAGCTGATTTTTCCGGTAGTCACACCATTCCCCAACAGTACGTAGGTCGCCGTTGTGGTAGGGGTGGTGTCCAAAAATGATTGAATTTCTGATCTTTTTATCTTAGCCATTGTTCTTTACTCCTTATGGCGCAGCCTGGTCGTAAGTTAATCGGCAAACGATCTGATAGACGCCCGTCTCAGACTGCCCCTGTTGGCACAAATATCCCCAGCTGGTTGCCTCAATTAGAACGGGCGTTTTCGATGGGGTTCCGGTCAACGTTGGTAAAACACCTGTTTCTGTTTGTGATTCCAACCATGCGGCGAATGCTTCATAAAAACCGAGGGTTTCAAGCCGTTCAAGATCATCCGCCGTACTTTCCATACTTTGAAACGCAAACGGAAATTCACGCAGGCTGGCGCCATTCAAATATGTTTCGATGATCTTCCCACCTGCAATAGACACCACCGCGTACTCAGTAGGCGCGGGGCTCAGGTAACCGACCCAGACCGGCGCGCCGCTCTCGAGGCCGCTATAGGTTTTCAGGTAGGTCCGTACATCGCCGATGATGCTCATTTGTTGCCGCCTGCGATTCGGCGCGCGCCTTCCAGGATTTGTCTACCATGCGCACTTTTCATCCGTTGGAACCAAAAGGGCCCTCTTAATGGCCCGGTTTGGCTGCCGGGCTTGCGCGCCGCGTAAAATTGCCGCCTGGCATAGGGCGCGATCCACTTTACGGTTCCAGAACCGATCTCGCTGCCAAGTGTCGCCGACTTTATTAACATTCCCGTGAGCATAGGTGTAAAGGGTTCGCTTAGACGAATCACCTCACTGTCGACGTATCGCTGCGCATCCGTATAACGATGCTGCCATTTCGGTTGAAAGGTGGTGCTCCACTTCAGTTCGGCTTTTCCGTTAGAACCGATTACGATCGATCCCCGCGGTGTTTCAATTATCGGTGTCATGATGCACCCACTTGCCAGTGATTGAGCGCCGCCGAACCCTGATCCATCCGGTCTACACTGCGCACTGTCCCCGAGTTTGGGTATTTGGCCTTCAAGGCCGTGATGGTGAAAGAAGTAGAGACCGCATCGGTTACCAGGCCTCTCACAATCACATCGCCAGGTTTGATGGTGATCGTCCCTCGCGCCATCGGAATATAAACGGCAATATCGTCGGCTTTGATGTTCGACTCGCGGCGCGCATTGGCGGCCCGGCGATCCTCCCACATGACGGCAACGACAGTCGTGCGGGTCCAGCTTTCGACACCCGCAGCGACTGCCCGATGATAGATGGTCATGTCGGCATTTGTCCTCATGCGGTCTCCGTTGAAATCTCCGGCCCGCCATACATGAGCCCCGTACTCGCCAGGTAGAGTTTTGCCACGTCGCGCAAGGTTTCCATTTGCGACTTGGCATCATCGGCACCCGTGACGTAGGTTACTGAATGATTGCCGACCTTTTCGCTTGCAATTTTGCCGCTGCCGCCATTCACCAAGTCAAGCCGTTGATACTCTTCAGCCACGGCGCAGGTCGCCATTTTGATCCTGTCTATGGTCACATCATCAGTATCCGCAAGGATCACAGCAGCTGCCTGGTCAAAAGTGAGCGCATCAATTACCGCAGAGGCCCGCATCGCGGCCCGGGGGAAGTCGGCCTGAGCTATGGCATTGCCCAAAAACGTCACGGTGTAGTCTGTCCAGTCCACATAGGTTGCCATAGCTCAGTCCTTCCCGTTACGCTGAGGCAATGCCTTCAACGTAGTACAAATAACCGGTCAGCTTGCCAGTGAGGAGCGCGGCCACGGACACCGTACAAGTGATCTCGCGGGCCGCCGTGGTCTTCACTGAGGTGCTCTCAGGCGTGTTAGCCTTCGGAACGATGGCCTTGCGGCCAATCGTACTGTAAGGTGCGCCCGAGACCGCAGCAGCCGAAATGATGTCATTCGCCGCCTGCACGTGGATCGCGATCTGCCCAGTGTTCGTATCAGCGGAGGTGAACGCAGTATTCACATCAACAAACCCGCCTACCACGATGGCGTGAATTGGCAGCGTAACGCCAGTTCCGTGCGCGGCTATTGACCGATTGGCAACAACGCCGGCGTCGAACTCGAACCGCGCTACGCGCAAGCTGCCCAGTCCGACATTGACCCCAACCGGGCCCAACTCGGCAAAGTTGTCGTTAACGTCTTTCAGCCAACCTTGAATTTGAACAGGCTTGAGGGTCATTCCTCACCGTCCTTCTCGGCAGCAGCTTTCTTCTCAGCTGCGGTCAATTTCTTGGCAGGTTCGGAAGTCTCAACCTTCACAAAACCGAGCCGCTTATACTCGGCTTCCTCCTGCACAGACCGCGCCTGAACGGTAATTCCGTCTCTTTCCATGAGAACCATTTTTGCCTTCTTTCAAAACGGGCGGCTGTTACACCGCCCATCGTCATTCCGAGAAATTAGCTCGCCTTGATGTGGCTGTAGATGCCCTTGACCATGTTGTCGTACACAAAGGCGTCATGGTACAGGCGATACTGGATCAACCAGGCGTCAGCGCTCTGATTCTCATCCGGGGAGAAAATCTTCAGCTGTGCCAACTTGGTCGCCTGCAAAACTGCGGCGGGGTCAATCAACAGGAAGTTGATATCACGTCCAGTGGAGCCGGTCTTGGTGAACCCGCCTGCGCTGGAAGATCCGCCCGCATCCAGGGTAATTCCCTTGTAGAAGCGAGTCTGAGGAACCATGATGACTTCCATACCGTCCAGGGTCAGCACGCGCCGATCAACGCCGTTTTCGTTCGCCAGGGTGCGAGATACAGCGCCTTCGATGAAGCCCATGATGGTGTCAGACACATAGAGCTTGACGCCCTCCATCGGCACTTCAGCGGCGCGCAGCACGCCGCGGCCGGCATCGATCGCGGCCAGAACGGTATTCGCAGCCAGGGTGGTCGGCGATCCGACCTCAGTGATACCGCTCCAACTGGCGTATTTGCTGAACCGATACGCGTCCACTTCAGGAGTTACCTGCGTGCGGATGAACTGGCCCGCCAGAGTGCCGAACGCCTGCCCCAGGGTCTCTTCGTTGTCCATGCGGTCAATCGAGAAAGCACGACCGCGGGAAGCGGCCAGGGTCAGCGTTTCCCAGGTGCCGGTCACATCGCCGCCCGGGTACCCGGTAGCACGGCTGTACGTGCCCATGCCGACCATTGAGGTTTTGAAGATGTTGACTGCATTCACGCCGCCAAAATCAACCGGCTTGGTTGGGGCATCCATGCGAGCGGTCACGCTCGAACTTTTGTAGATTTCATCCAGGATGGGCTGGAATTTGCTTGCCAGAGCAATCGAGTTTGCCATTTCTTATTCTCCAGTGGGCAATCCTGCCGCCTTCCGAGCGGCCTGGATCACCGAATCGGTAATCACGGTTTTGTTGTTAGTGTGGGCAACGATCTTCGGATCGGCCACATCGCCGTCGAACAGGAATTCATTTTCAGACTTGATCTTTTCCAGCTGCTCTTTGAGGCCCTGGATAGAGCCATCTTCAGCAAGTTTCAGGATGTCGGTGCTCAGCAGGGCCTTGACGGCCTTCGCGTTGCGTGCTTTGGCCCCGGTCAGGGCGCCGTCCAGGGCGTGATCGAACTTAACCTGGGCGAGCTGCTTCGCGGCTTCGCTGGTCGCAGTCTCAGCCTTGAGCTTCCACTCATCTGCCGCGGCTTTGATACCATCCACGTCCAGCTTTTTGAAGCCTTCAATGGTGGTGCCTGCCTCAGTCAGTTGAGTTTTCAGACCTTCGATTTCAGTCTGCGCCGTGGTCAGTTTCGCCTTGTGACCTTCGACGTCCGACCCATGCAGCGCCATGATCTTGTCGACCAGAGCTTCGTCAATACCGAGTTTGATCAAATCCTCACGCTTCATTGCCTGTTCTCCTATTCACCCGCGCCTACCCGATTTACGAGGTTGGGATCTCGTGGCCGCTGGCCCTTTTACGCTTGCCAGATAGCAATTTTGATAAAAAAACCGCCATGCACGAACAGAATTTCTTCTGATCAAGCATGGCGGTTTCCCGTCCTACTTATTCGTTGCGCCCCATTCAGAGAACGTGACGCTGTAAAGGTAACTTTATTATAGCAAGGTTTCGGGAATGTGCTTACGCTTTTGCCTTGATTTGTTTGTCATACCAGGAAATATACTGCTTGCAAAAGGAATAAAGCAGTTCCAGGAACGCGCGTAATTCAGAGCTCATAAAACCCTCTCCCTCACCGGTTGCCTTAGTAAACCGGTCTGTTTCGTGAAGCTGCGCATCACCGCCTGAGCTGCTCTTACCTTCGCCGTCTCAGCAGTGCTGTCCAGGCCTGCGGCCTCCATTGCCCCCCGCTGCCGTTTCCAATAGCGGATATTGCGCTCGATTGCCCGCTGCTTCTGGGTGGCATCGTACATGCTGATTGTTTTCCCGTTGTAGTTGACTGTCTTGTTGGCGAAACTTTCCAGTTCAGCCTGAGAGTATGCGTTCTCGCTAATACCTTTGAAATATGGGAACCAGCTATGCCGGCAGTTCCAACCCATCAGGCCGGCGCCGGTCCCATACCCGGTCGACGTGACAAATGGCGGGTATTCAGAATCACTTCCCGACCGGCTGAAGATCTTTCCCTGCCAGAGCTGGTGCTCCGGTCGCGCTCCAATGTGCGCGCTCGTCTGCACCAGGTCGGTACCCATCTCGTCCGCGCGCGCCATTTGCAGGTTTCCGACCGTTGAATTCACGCCGGTCAACACCGTTCGGCGCATGGCCACGTCGAGTTGATCCTGTCTACCGTTCGCGTAATCAATCACGGACAGGCCCTTTGCCGCCACTTCTCTGATCGCCAACTTGATCGCCTGGTCGTAAGAAAACGCCCCGCTCGAGATCTGCATATAGGCCAGATCTGCCGCGTTGAGGAAGGCGTTCTGCCCGCTGATCGCCGTGCTCATGGTCAGGTTGCGCATGATGCCCTGCGTCTTGCGCAGCCCCGCTGCCAGCACCTGTGCCATCGCCGGCGAGAGGTTCAAGGGAAGTGGATTGAGACCGGCCGCTTTGTAGATCGCATCGTCAAACCGCATGGCCTTCACGCCAGCCCGTTTGAACAATTCTCGCAGCTCCGCCTCGCTGCGGCCTGTGACTTTGCTTAATTCTGCCAGCGCTTTCTCGTAGACCTTTCCCGATTCTGTGAGCCGCTGCATCTGCCACGCCGCGGTGGATGTCATGTTCATCTTGGCCAACCGGCGTGCGATGTCGTTGATCACGGACTGGTTATACTCTTCGTACAAGTCCGTTATAGGCCCAGCCAGCGCGTCCAGTTGGTCAGCGGTCAGCATTTACGCCCCTTGATCTGCAAACATGTCGGCCGGCGTTTCGGCCTGTTTCTCAGTGATCCACTGCTTCGCCAATTGCTCAGTCAAACCATAGTTCCGCATCAAAAACATGTAAAGAGGCATCGCACCCAGACCCACCGTGCGGGTATCCTGTGCGAATTGCATTTCGCTGTCAACAAGCAGCGAATCGTCAAAGTCGTAAGCTACTGCATACGTTCCCCGAGGCGCCAGGTTGCCCAATGTCGCCCAGATATCAATGGCGTAGAGTAGATGGTCCAATGCCTCCTGAAGGGCCTTCTGTGTATCCACAATGGTCGACTGAGTCCGTTGCTTGCTCGCCGCGATTTCTGTAGCAGTTTTTTCAATCGTGTTAGGATCGCTCAGCGTGCCATATGCCAGGCCGCACGCGAACTCCACTCGCTTGAGGATGGCATCCAGGCCTTTGAGTATGTTCTCTTCTCGCAGAGTCGGAGTCCACTCCTTGAACAGCGCATCCTCTTGCCCTCCGGCATCGATGGTCTTATAGAGCCGCTTGTTGGGCAGCACCGCCTTGCCGGTCGAATCCTTGCCAAACGCCAGAGCATCAACGTATAAGGCCCGCTGCCCGCTCTCAAATTCCCAAATTAAATTTGACCATTGGATATCTGCATCGTGGATCAGATCCACAGCGCGAGAGTAGCAGCTCACCCCAAGCGGACTCGTTGGATCCACAGTGTTGGCCAGGGGATATTTGAAATATGCAAAAAGCGGCCGGTCGATGCCCGTGATCGTTGCCTCTGGTAGCAATTCAGCCCAAATGGCAACAGTTGAAAGATCAACCGACTTTCCCAACGTGTCCCGACTATCGGACTGAAATGCCCTATTTGTGATCTCGCACCCTTGCGGCGTCATCCGGTGAAACTCTAACCTGGTGTAATACTTGCCCCCGATCGTCTGCTGATCCGCAAACACGCAGCTGGTGATATTGCCGTTCGAGTCGAACGCGACAGGATAGAACATGTCTGCGTGTATGTAATCAACGGCGATCTCTTTTCCGCTAATGTACGGTTTGAAGATCAGGCCACCCTTTGCCGCGCCGACTTCGACCTTTTCGCGCAGCTTACTCAGTACCGGCGTCAACTGTTTCTGTAGAAACGCTGCCCGGGCGGAACCGGTCAGTTCCACGCTCATTTCGATGGTCACGGCGCGGGCGATCTCACTGGCGATCGCCGCCGGCAAGTTAAGCGACTTAATATCCTTATTCAACCACCCCGCCTGATTTGCATACATAAGGGACCATGTTTCCAGCGCGGTCATCATTTCGTTGGAAATGGCAACGTCAATATTTAAAGCTTGTTTGACTGACTGTTGTCCAATCATTTTTGAAAATATCTCCTTAATCCACGCCAGGATTTTTGCAAACATGGGTTATCCCTTTGCGCCTATATCCTCGATCAATTCAGCAACCGTGCAGTAATTTTGCATTACGCCTCCCACCCCGCAGCGTTAGCCGCCAGGAACGATAGACACGCCGCTTGGCTCTGCTCGTATGTCGCACTCACCCCGCCAAACACACCCAGGCGCAAACGGGCTGCGCTGTTGTAGGTGAATGTCGCCAGGCTTCCGTAGGCGTTGGTTGTGGTGGATGCCGTCACCGTTGCCAGCGCCACGCCGAAGATCGTCGCCAATTGCTGCCTGAAAAACGGCAGGGTCAGGTTGCCGTCGTTCACCCACATCTCGAAAATCGCGGCCTGGCCGTCTGGCCGGATGCGCCAATGGTTGCGGTTTTTGGGGTTGCCGTCGCTGTTGCGGTCGCCCCAGGCTTGCAGGTTGGCGATAATCGTATTCCGTTGCGCCACGGTCAGCGCTAAATCCTCAATGTAGAAGTACAAATTGACGCTTGCCATTATGCACCACCTAGAATTTTATTTGCTTGTAACATTTCAGCAGCAGTAGCAGCACGGTTCAGAAGGATTACATAACTAATGTAACCCGTCCATAGCGTTGACGGCCCAGAAATTGCACCAATGTAGCACCCTGACTGGTTAAGTGGGGTCGCCCATGTTCCGATTGTGTTTATATCTGCACCAACCTGTACACCGTCCAAATACCCCCGTAGTGTATCGGTTGCCTCATCCCACGTTTCACCAGACAAATACCACCGCGTATCAAGTGTCGATCCCAGTGTTCGGGCGATGGATGCACCACCCGCTAACCGCTGTACCTGCAACACAGTAGTTAATGTCCCATTACTGATCAGTAATCGGTTGCTCCCCCCATCTCCTATAGTCAGCACGCGCCTAGAGGTCGCATCGCCAAGATTACGTGATAGAGCAAGAATAGTACCCGCCGCCCCATTAAACGCCACCTCCAGCCCTGCCGAATAGATGCCTACATAATCATTAGCCCCATCAAAATAAGGTGCAAAATTTCCTGTTACTCTGCTTGCAACATTTGCCAAATCTACACCCGTATAAGCCCCGTTGTAGCCATTCACCACGCCATACGCCACCGTGCCTGTACGCTCGTCAAGCGGCCAGATTTCCACAATCGACGCGCGGCCAAATAGGTTCAGCAGTTTACGTAGCACTTTTGTCTTACCGCTCAACAGGAGTAGATTCATCGCGCCTACCCCTTCGCCACCACCACCAGGCTCCGCGCCGCAGCCTGGTTCGTATCAACTCCCGCCGCTTGCGACCACAGCTTCACAAACATCGCCCCGCGCAAAGCATCCGGCAGCTTGTACCATCCCGCCGCGTTCGTGATGATCCCGCTGATCTGCACGATCGCCCCGCTCTCATCCCGCAACGGCGAGTACGTCCCGCCCAGCGTGTCGGATACCTTGAACCCGATAGCCGCCGCCGTCCAGGCCGACGGCACACCCACCAGCCCCGCGTCACCCACTACATTCGACAGATCGATCGCGCCGCTCAACGCTGCATTCTCAGCAATCGTTACGGCAAAACTGGTGCTCCTGGTGTCCGATTCGATTATGTTCCCATCTGCATCGACGGGCACCATTCCAGCCGCATATTCGCCATTACTCAGTAGTCTCATTGTGTCCTCACAGTCTGAAATTCGAAAGGTTACTGGCCCCGCCGGCGCCAGATCAAATTGGTTGCATACCGCGTTTCGTCAATAAAATGGTTGTCCCGATCGGGATACTCGCTGATAAAGTTCCCGTCTTTATCTTGCTCCAGCTCATAATTCAAAAACTCCTCTGCGTGGTTGGGACAGCGTTGGTTGTCGATCACGATCGCCGCCAAAGACTGCAACCATTTCATGCTGTACTTGACCGACTCGGGACCCTTTTCAGCGGCCCGGCATGCAGGTCCATAAAGTAAAACAGGCTTACCCCTGTTATCTAGTATCGGGACCCCGTTGGCGTCAACAGCGGGAATTCCCTCTGAACTGTATTGGCGGTAATCAGCCACTGACTTGGGTTCTGCGCTATCTGCAATAATTAGATCGTCAGGCCCTACGCCCTTCGTCGTTACCAGCTCAGTGTAGGTTTCCTTGTTGCCGGCCTTTTGCATCCTGAGCTCATCGAAAATATAGAGGATGTGCCTGGCCGCATCGTAGTGCATTTTCCCCCACGCCCAGGGGTCGGGGTAATACCCCCAGTCGATGCCCTGCAGGATGTGATCGAACTCGGCGATCTCTTCATCGGTGATCGGCCGCAGTTGCACGTTTTCGAAGACCAGCCCGCCGGTGCCGTTGGCCACGCCCAAATACTCGTGCTCAAATGCCAGCGGATTGATGTTCTTCAGGTGACCGGCCTCATCCAGCCACGGCTTCCCCAGCCACTCCTGCGGCACATCCAGGTAACTACTGGAATGCTGGTACTGTGTCTCTTTGGGAACTTTAACGTATTTGTTTGCCCAGTTCGCAGCAGTTCGCGGCGGGTTGAAGCTCTTGAAGATATAGGCGATGTCGCCGCCCCGGATCGCCGACTGCTCTATCTTGCGAATCGAGTCCTCACCGTGGAACTGGTCCAGCTCCTCGAACCAGGCGACGCCGATATGGCCGAAAGCCGGCTTGATCGACTTGATCTTGCCGGCGTCATCTGCCCCGCGGAAATATACCTTTTGCTCGGTCGGCAAATAGGTGATCTCGAGCGGATTGGTCGTGCACTTAAAATCGTCGCTCAGCCCGGGATAATAATTGCTCAGTTCGTTGATTGCCCAAACCAGCTGCGCATACACGCTGTCCCTGAGTGTGTTGGCGACCTGGCGCAGCGCCAGCGCGTGCATCCCAGGGTTGTTCACAAGAAGGTAGATAATCGCCAGCGAAACAAAGCTCGATTTGGTGCTGCCGCGCCCGCCGTAGAAGACGTATTCAGTGTGCTTTCGGTCTCGAACGTCCCGGTATGGTGCCAGGAATGGCGGGGCAATCAGGTCGGCGGGGATGGTGATCACCCGGCTTGCATTTTCCGTGTGGTTCTCGTCGTTGTCCGAAAACGCGCCGTTGCGCTTACCGACATTGACCACCGCCGCAGGCGCCTCATACAGCTTGAAGCCGATCCCATTCTTTGGGCTGTCGGTGAACTCGCGCACCCGAAACGATTGCTCTGGGTCGAGAAACTTATCCATGTCGACGACGACCTTTTTTACCAGGTAGCGCGTGCATTTTACCGGTACTTCCAGGATGAGCTTGACGAACTGCTCTTCTGCCAGAATCTCTTCAGACGGCAGTGGGTTCTCTGTCCAGCGTTCGGTGACCTTGAAAAAGTTGCGCACATCGTTGCGCCCGAACTCGGACATACGCCCGAGCGCCTCGGCTTTCCCCATGATCCGGCTGCCCCACTTGGCTTCGATCTCAGCATTGGCCAGGTTGGTGAGGTGTCTGTCCCAGGCCTCAGCCCGGGCGCGCCAGTCCCACTCTGCGGCCGCTCTACGCCACGCACCGGACACATTGTCTGTCCTGTTCCGTCCCCTTCTGTCCCTTTCAGCGTTTGCAACAGATATAAGTGATCGACCTGGGCCCAACAAGCGAAAGGCACTGAAGCGCTGATACCAGCGATTCGACTCGCCCTCTTGTTGATCCCAGGAAGCACGTTCATCCATTACACCTCTACCAGGTGGACCTTAGTCACCAGCGTGCCTTCTCTCATATCCTGGCTGGCCGGGCAGCGGGCGTGTGTTTTCTTCGACACGACTTATCACATGGGCGATACCCTTCGCCCGTTCGTCATGCTCCTGTAGGTCTGCCTTTGTGGCGACCGCCTCAAGCGCCGTGGAGATCTTGACTAGCGTCTCCTGGCGCTCACGATCGTACTGATTGTATAGAGCGTATTGCCCTTGAATTGTTGTGCGCCATTGACCGTCTCTTTTATCCTGCGCCTGCTCGCGTTTCGTGTCCTGTGCCTCGCGGAAAGCGCGGTCTTTCTCAGCTTCGATCGCGGTATATTCCCGCATCCGTGCCTGCTCTGCCTTGTAGTCGTGCCAGAACCAGCGCGCCGCAAGCCCGACGATGGTAAACACGGCCACCAGGAGAAACACTACTGGGAAATCCGACCAGGCTTTGTTGGCAAATAACCACGTCCAGAAGTCCGGTGGCATTATTGCGACTTTCGTTCTTGCGCAATATCGGACGCTTGTACCTGCTCAGGCGCGACAATAATCGTGCCCGGGGGGGTGACAACCTTGAACGTCTTTGGTTTCAGCCATCTATCGCCCAAATCATAAGCTCCGGAAGCGCCAGCGCCAATAATTAGACCGTAGAGGATAGAGCCGAACCACCACAGGAACACGGTAGGCTGATAGTTAATAGCCGCCTCGCTCGCGGTCCCTACAATGGCGCCTACGACGAACGAGACACGGGTAAGCCAAACACCCTCTAGCCCCATTTTCTTGATAGCCGATACCAGGATCATTACGAATGGAATCAGTCCAGCGGCCCTAGCTAACATCGATGCGTAATCCATATAACCTCCAGAAAACAAAAAGCCCAGAAACGCAAATACATGCGCTCCGGGCTTCACGCCAAACTGCCAAGCTATGATGATATTATACGGCTATTCTCGCTCGAGGATCTCGCTTTCGTGGTACACAATCTTCCGGGCATGACCGTGCGTGAATTCAACCCCCACTAAGATCTGCTTATCGCTGGATTTGGCCTGCTCCAGGCGTCTGGCCAGGCGCATCAGCTCGCCGGGCAGCAGCACGGACTGAAGCAGCCTGATCGCGTCGCTGGCATCGGCGCCGGCCCGGGTAGTGCTGAGAGCGGTCGTAACCCCGTTTTGTTCCAAGTACTCGATTTCCTCTGTGATAATTATACGCCGTTTAGAGATCTGCATTGTCCACCGGGCTTCCTTTTGCGTGTTGATCACGTAAATCACTATCGAAATGCGCTATGTACCTTTGAGTTACTACCGTGCTCGAATGTCCCATCAGCCTGCTGATTGCCAGAAGATCGATCCCGGCCCGCCACATATTTAGTGCAAAGGCGCGCCTAAAATCATGTAGCCCGGGCGTACGGATACCTGCTTTTTCTGATCGACGTTCGACCATAGATCGCAGCCCGCGTTTGGTTAACCTGTCACCCTCATCGTTCAACCAAATGGGGGCAGATGGATTTAGAAACGACCTGCCCCGTAAATAACGCTTTACAGACCGCCGGCTGTTCGCGCCCAAAAACACCGCGCGTTCTTTGTCCCCCTTTCCACGTTGGATTTTGACGGTGCCAGTTGCCAGATCAACATCGCCCATACTCAGCGCAACAAATTCGAATGCCCTGGCGCCGGTGTCCAATAGACAGCGCAGAATGGTCTTATCCCGCAGCTCCAAATCGCCGCGACAGGAATCGATTAACCTTTGAATATCTCCAACGGAGATTCCCGGTAACGCCCGCGGTTTCTGAGCAGGCACATGGAACCTGCGAATCGGGTTGGCATATTCTCCGTCTTCCTCGATTTCAAACCAATTTAGGCATGCCTTTACCGAACGAAAAACCGAATGGGTTCCACCCTTATTGCGTCGGTCGGCCAGGTCAGTGAAAAACAACCGCAGAATATCCGAAGACACTTCGCCGATCTGATCAATCCCGTGTTCATGGGCCCATTTATCAAAAATGCCCAACTCATCGCGATAATACCTGATTGTATTTGGCGACAGGCCGCGCGCCCGGCGGTCTATGATAAAATTGGCGATTATATCGGAGATCAGTATTTCGCTAGTCGTGTACCTTAAATCCGGCTCAGTCATACGAAAAACCTCCCACACCCGTATATATGGGGGTATGAGAGGTCTTTCACCAGCACCTGTGCCGAAGGAGGGAATCGAACCCTCATTCCTTTCGGGAACACGATTTTGAGTCGTGCGCGTATGCCAGTTCCGCCACTCCGGCCATATATGGTGGTTTATGGCGAGAAAACTACTCTCAACCAGCACCCATACGGGTGTTTTTTTGTGCCTCGATTGTTAAATTTCCGCGAGTCGTGCGCCTTTCATTCGATCAAACTCAGTATTTCGTATTCAAGAATCGTGTCACTCCTTTGATCATCATATCGATATGATCTTTCGTAAATTCGCCCCAGTTTCCGTGTGCCGCGGCGTTCCGAATACTTCCCCATGTCGCAATCTCTTGCATCTGCGGCTGGCTATAGACTTTAGCCTTATAAAGACCCTGGTTGTATGCTTGAATGCCCGGGTTAGCTTCTGTAATAACAATCGCCTTTTGTTCGCACAAAGATTTCAGATGCGTTTCAAGTGCCACGCCGGCGACGATGGCAGCTGCCTGGAGATACTTGTTAGAAAATAAATCTTCTGCCTGCTGGAGCGCAGATCCCAGGAGGTTGGCCTCGATCAATGCTTTTTGATCGAAGATATATCCCTTTTCGTAATTCTCTTTCGCTGACTGAATAATCGCCAGGCATGATCTTGCTTCAGGAGTTTTATTGCTATGTTGGTTCCCGAGTGTTTCCCAGTCTTTGAAGAAAAGACTCTCTTCTCCAAATACACTTTTAAGTAAATAACGGGCGCTTGTAAGCCACTTCCGAAATTCCAACTCGTTAAATTCGCTGATATACCATCCATAATCCCCCATCTTCTTAGGAATAACCTCAATCTCATCTAATAATTCTTGAAAGCGCTGCCTGATTACCGCGTCGTTATTTTCCAATTGCCCCTCCGTTTCCGTAGAAACGTTTTCCCCTCTAAATCTCCCCGGTCTCATCCAGGCAATACGTATCCCGCGCGATCTCCACCGCCTCCTCTAGGAAATCCGGATTCGCCCCGGCGATAATGCCTACCCAACAGGGTTTTTCATCAAGCTTATGGGCTATAAGCAGGCAGGCCTGGTGCAGTAGGAACAGCATGTCGTCTTTGGTCAGGTGGTTTTCCATATGCGGCGCTCTCCTCAATTAAGGCACAATTTCAACATCCTCGATAAAAATAATCAAACCAAGCATTTCGCTAACACTGGCCAATCTTCCCGTGATATTGATTGCTTGTCCCTTAGTTAAACCAGCCGCCGTATCCGTCGAAACACCTTTCAGGCTGATTTGACTCAATAACGTTTCAGGGATATCGGCCATAATCGTCCCGTTAGTTGAGACATCCCGAACTACAACAGACCAATTCACCCATTTACCGACTGATTGACTTACGAAATCCTTTTTCTGGAGATCGGTCAAACTGTCATACTTTGCCACAAATTGGCCGACATCCATTCCCAATTGTGGGCGTGCGGTGGCAGTTGGCTCTATTGTAGGATCGGCACTCGCAGCTGAGTTTGTAGTGCTCTTTGGGGGAGTGACGTTTGCGGTTTTTGGGTCCCCACTTGCCACCGCAATCACAAAAATAACAATGCATACCAACAGAACGCCCCCAACGAGAATCAGCCATCCGGGGGTTTTCTTTTTCTGAGGTGCGACCGGAGTTTGAATTGTCGGCGTCCTTAATTCTCGGCCACAATGTTTGCAGACGATCGCTTCGTCCTGGATCTCTTCAGCGCAATATGGGCACTTTTTCATTGCTTTCCTCCCCTACATTCTGAACATCGCCATGAGGATATACGTCAGCACTCATCAATCAAAATAGTGAATTATTTGTTCACAAATTTCTGTATAACTGGCCATAAGCCCGATTTTGATCTGTTCTTTATTTTCATTCTTGTACATCTTGTCTATAATCTCCACAAAAATACTCGTATTTGTTATAACGGGATATTCTTCCCCATAAGAGGTTGGTGAAGGGCTTTGCATCTGAAGACCTATTTTCATTAACTCGTCATTAAATTTGTCTATCACTGGGGGGTAAATTTCGAAGCTGGAATCCTCGTTTGGATTAACGATCATGGGCCACAATTCAATAAATAGTTTGGCGATTTCTATATTTAAATATGGACATCCACCATACTTTTTCTTAGTTTGTTTTAAAAGGGTATGCATAATTTTTTTGTCGTACATAAAATCACCCTTTAGATTTAACCACCTGCCGTATTTATACATTCCGGAATATTGGGAAATATGCATATCCATTTGATAACAACCAACCAGGTTCGGATATCGGGAACCTTTAGGATTTGAAATCCCAAAACAAAATTCCGGATTATATGGTTTTTCCAATATGTAACCAGGGCAATTCTCTTTCATGTTTGTCAAATTTCTTTCATCCCCCAACGGGTTACCCCATATTCCTTCGCCCCATCCCCCCTGAGTGCTCCTTGATATGTTCTATGTTTGTTCTACAATGATCGCACAGGGAGAAAATCATGCGTCTAATTTTCAAAGATCAGTTGTCGCCCCGCTCGGTAGCGGTATGGCTGAACTCGGACTCGGAAAAAATTCGGATTGCGATCTCCTCGCCCTCGGGGGAGTCTAGGGAGATACCCCTCCGGGTCAGCTCCGCTTCCAGTTTATTGGCAGCCCCCACCACCCGCTTGATGAACGCCGGATCCCCCAGGTCAATTGACAAGCCCGCCGACGATGGCCGCCGCAGCCCTAACACGTCGTAGATTTCGGGGTGCTTCTCCTCAAAAAAACTAATCAACTTCTCCTGATTTTCTTGGTCAGGGGCTCTCTTCAGATAACCATTCTTCCAAGCAGCAATTGTCTGTTGAGTAATCCCTATTGTCCGAGCGAAATCGGTCCAGTTCAGATCGGTTTTCCCGCGATATTCGAAAAACCGATCGTTTAAGAATGACGCAAAGCGCTCGCGATCAAAAGGCATGATGAGATTATAGCAATTTTCCATATCTTTACGTAAACCTATTGACTTTTTACTCTCACTCTAGTACAATACAATTACTCTAGTAACTGTTAGGAGACCCCATGAACGAACGCGACAAAAAGACCTACTCCCTCTCGCTCGAAACCATCGCTCGAGTGATCCGCCTGGGCCAGCTTACCCACCGCTCCGAATCGCACGTCGTCGATTGGGCTGTTGATGAGATCTGGCGCAAGATGGAAGAAGTCCAGCGCCCAAGCACGACCATCGAACAGGCCGAAGCCGAGGCGCAGGCCATCGCCCAAACACAGGCCGACGTCCGCCTTCTGGCCCCAACCGCCGAATAACCCCTGCACGGGAAAAAGGAGCAACCCATGTCCTACGCCTCCGGATACCTCAAACGATCCGCTAACTGGCACCACAAACAAGCCCTGCGCTGCCTGGACTTTGTTCCGGCAGTCCCTACCCCCCCAGACGAGAAAATGCTCGCCTTCATGCAGTCCTTCGACAACCTGCGCGAGCTGAAGACCCGCAACCTCGAAGCCTGGCAGGCTTTCCAGCTCCAGTTCGAATCCCGCAACTGGCAGGAGATCGACGTCGACGTCTGCCGCGAGCTCGACCGTCTCGATGCCCAGGACTCCCAAGCCGAGGCTGCCGCGCTGCGCAACCAATCCTAGTTTACAGTCCCGCGCCCCGTCTGGCGCGAAAAGCCGTCCTAAAGCCACCATTCAGCAATTATCGCCAAAAGGAGGCTTCAATGACGGACAAACCAAAACCCTGGCCCTACCAGGCCGCCAACAACCGAGACCGCGCCGCTGAAGAGGCAACCGCAGCCATTATGGTTCTTGAACCCCTGACCGAAACCGAACCCGACCCCGAGAAATTACGGAGGATAGCCCGCACCCTGACCTGCCTGTACCGCATTGCTCGGCTACTGGAAGCCGTCGGCGCAAAGACGCGCCCCAATTAAACCGCTGACCGGCCAGCGCCGCAAACGCTGACCGGTCGAAAACCACCAAAATTCTAACACGGACGGATCTCACATGCTCGAAACCATCAAACAAGACCTGTACCACAACCCCAGCAAGTCCCTGCTCATCGCGGCCAAATACGTCCATGACACGCTGGGAACCAAACGCCCAACCTGGCTTGCCGTCCTCTCCGGAGGCAACCCCAACTTCTGGCAAAGCGCCTGCGACGAAGCGCGCCTGACCTGCGACCAGGACGAGAAACCCGAGGAGGCCCCCGATGCTTCCGAATCGTAAAGGCCAATCCCTGACCGAAGTCGCTCTTGGCTTGGGCGTTATCGCCATCGTGATCTTCGCGCTGATAGCGCTGCTGGGGTCGAACAACGTTACCCCCGATGCCACTCGCAGCCTGATCGCCGGCACCGACCTTGAGTCCGAGGTCGATGTCAACAACAACGAATACCCTTCCTCCATCGACTATTCGCAGTCGCACGGCGACAACCACGCCGAATACACGGAAGCCTCCAAATGCTTCTCCAAACACGGCACCGCCCAGACCTGGCGCAAGCCCTTGTTCCGCCGCAAAGCCTCCATCTGCTACGAAGGCGACCGCTTCTTCATCCAGATCCTCGAAAAGAAAGGCGATGTCTGGTACGAGGTCACCAAGTTCCTCCGCCCTCAGGCCCGCTCTTTGGGAGATGCCGGGACCTATCTCAAGAACAACGGCTATGTCCGCTAGCCCCCCTTAAAACGATAAGGCCCCCTGCACGGGGCCCTATCAAGGTGGGAGCAACCCACTCGCTCAATCCATCCCCTTTCGGGGGATCACATCGCACCTCCAGTATAGCACTGGAGAACAAAGGATACAAGATGTCACTTCAATTCGCCAAAGCCACCAAAAAACGCTCAAAAGCCCGTATTGCCCTCGATGGTCCCTCCGGAGCCGGAAAAACCTACTCCGCCCTCATCGCCGCGCGCGTCATGGCCGAAGGCGGAAAGATCGCCGTCATCGACACCGAACGCGGCTCCGCATCCCTCTACTCCGACAAGTTCGAGTTCGACGTCCTCGAGCTCGACACATTCAGCCCCCAGCTCTACGTCAACGCCATCGAATTAGCCGAATCGGCCGGTTACGCCGTGATCGTGATCGACTCCCTCTCCCACGCCTGGGAAGGCGAAGGCGGCGCGCTGGATATGGTCGACAAAGCCGCCAAGCGCTCCCAGTCCGGCAACAACTTCACCGCCTGGAAGGATGTCACCCCGCTCCAGCGCAAGCTGGTCGACACCATCCTGCAAAGCCGCTGCCACGTCATTGCCACCATGCGCTCCAAGATGGATTATGTCCAGGAAAAAGACGAGCGCACCCAAAAGACGGTCATCCGCAAGGTCGGCATGGCCCCCATCCAGCGCCAGGGCATGGAATACGAGTTCACCATCGTCGGCGATATGGATATCGACCATAACCTGGCCATCACCAAATCTCGCTGCGACGCCCTGGCCGATGCCGTGGTCAACAAGCCCGACGACAAGTTCTTCCGAAGGCTGCTCGACTGGCTGAACGATGGCGCCGAGGCTCCAGCCCGCGCCAGCGCCCCGACCGCTTCCACGCCGCCCCCCGCAGCTGCCCCCGCCACGCCCCCTGCACAGCCCGCCACGCCTCCTGCCGCGGCAAAGCCTGCTGTTACTCCCCCTTCCGCGACTCCAGCCCCCACAAGCCCCGCGGCAGCCCCTTCGGCCGCATCCGTGCGCACTGCCGCTGCGGTCAAAGCCGAGATCGACGCCTCTGCCGCGAAATGGCTCAACCGCAAGATCTCTGACGGCAAGAAAGGCCTCATCGCCCCCATGCTCGAGGCCTGCTTCGCCAATGGAGCAGCTCCCAGCAAACGCCACCAGGTGCAGCAGTTCCTCACCGGCTTCCCCTCCATCCGCGAGATCCCCGACCATTACCTCATCGCCCTCTACACCTGGCTCAAGCCCGCCCAGGACTCCGGCGGCGCCTGGATCCCCTTCCCCGATGCCGTCCGTGATGCCGGCGTGATCATCGCCCACCTCGACAGCCAGCCCGATCAAATTCCGTTGCCCACCGAGCCGGTGCCCGCCGGCGACCAGCCCGCACCCGAAGCCCCGCCCGACCCCGACGATTGGAAAACTCTCGTTTAGTCATTTTCGCACCTGACCCATAAGGAACCCCACATGAACCGTCTCTTCTTCGACTGTGAAACCATTGCCAACCTGGACAGCGTTCAATTCATGCCCGAACCGGAAGCCCCGGGCAACCTCAAAGACCCCGAGAAGATCAAAGCCGCCCTCGAAGCCAAACGACAGGAGCAGATCGACCGCGCTGCCCTCGATCCCGATTACGGCGAGATCATCACCATCGGCTACGCTACCCAACCCAATGGCCCTGTCACCGTCCTGCAGGGTAAAGAACCTGAGATGCTGGTCGAATTCTGGCGGGTCCTCGCGGATTGCGGCGGCCGCTGCGTTGGCTACAACATCCTCGGCTTCGATCTCCTCTATCTCCAGCGCCGCTCGATGGCCCACGGCGTACAGGTCCCCTTCCTCAACCTGGCCAAGTATCGCACCGACCCGGTCACCGATCTGATGGGCATCCTCTACAACTGGGGCCAGGCCAAAGGGCTCAAGCAGGTCGCCAGACTCTACGGCCTGCCTGTCGCCTGCCCCGAGGTGGATGGCTCCCTGGTTGGCACGCTTCCGCTGGAAAAGATCATCGAGTACCAGATCTCGGACGTAAAGCTCACCATCTCCCTCTGGCAGCGCATGAACGGCGTCTACTTCAGCCACGCTTAACTTTATCCTGCCGGGCCTGGTTACCCCGGCGTTTTCTCCCTCCTTTGCAACGGGTGGGGTGCCCACGGCCCCACCCAAAGAGGAACATTATGAGTACACCCCAATACAATCTGCTCAGAGCCCAAATCACCGCCGCGGATCCCCTCACCGCTTTCGATTACCTCTATCCGTGCCACATTGGTTTCGAGAACCGCGCCAGCATCGAAGATATCGCCTTCGCCCTCTTTCGCGGCCGCGGCGAGAACGCCGTACGCAAAGCCCGCGACGTCGTAGAGCTGCTCCGCGTCGATTTTGGCATTGCCGTTTGTTCATCCTCCGGCAAACCAGGGCGCTGGCTGGCTGCCACGGAAGCTGAAAAGCGCGAATGCCTGGCCGATTTCTACGCCCGGCGCAAATCCATCGATGCGGTCATTCATGCCCTCGAGCGCGCATCTGTTCCCCCGCCTCAGCGCCCAGAACAACCAATCAAAACCGTTCAGACCAGTCTGTGGGGCTAATCATGACTGAGTACTGGTGGAGATCGTGGCATGGCGCCCCCCTGGACAGCAAATGGATGGCAGTAGCGGTGCGCGCCAATGTAAAAGTCGGGATCGTATCGGCGATTGCCTGGGCTCTTTTAGATTTCGCCAGCCAACACAGCGAGCGCGGCAGCGTGACGGGTTTTGACCCAGAGGTCTACGCGGCGTATTCGGGGTTTGCGGAAAGCGAAATCAATGCGGTGCTCCAGGCGATGACCGATAAGGGCATCCTCGCCGATGGACACTTCGTCAATTGGGATAAGCGGCAGCCCAAATCTGAAACCGCAATCGAGCGTGCGACAAGATCGCGCTTGTTGCGCGATGTTGCGCAAGATTGCGGAGTGTTGCGTGATGTTGCGCAAGAGACAGAGACAGAGTCAGAATCAGAGTCAGAATCAGATAAAGAGAAGAGCGACGGCGACGCTTTTTTCAACCTTCAACGCGCCTTAGAAACCAAAGGGATCGTATTATCTGGGTCAGAAGACATCAAAGCCATCGGAGAAGTAATTTCGATGGGCGCGACGGTATCGGATTTATTAGAAGGGCTTACCTGGAAGGCCGCCAATAACCACGGTAAGCCCGTGCGCTATGTATCCTCACTGGTAGGCCCCGCCCGCACCGCCATGCAAAAGCGCCTGCAGAAGGGCGGCGGTCAACCCGATCCTGACCATACTCTCGCCGTTCAACGCGAATGGCTCGCGAGTCTCCAACCATGAGCGACTTCCTCGATTTAGGCCTCGTCAATCCGGACGCTGAAAAGGCACTCCTCGGCGCGTTGATCATCGACCCCGATCAATACGACGCACTGGAGATCTCCCAAGACGATTTTTATCTTTCCGCCTGCTCCCTGGTCTTCGAAGCCATCTGCCATCTGCGCCGAGCCCGTGTCCAGGTCGATTACGTTACCCTCTCCGAACGGATCAGCGCCGCCGGCGACCTGGTCAGCGTGGGGGGGGAAGCCTTTCTCCTCGAACTGCTGACCATTACTCCCAGCGCCCTCAACGCCGCCGGCTACGCGCGCATCGTCGTAGATCTCTCCTCGCGCCGGCAGGCCTATCGCAAAGCACAGGATTTCGTCCGGGGCCTGTGTCAAAAGGACAAGCCTATCGATCAAACAATTTCTGAATTCGCGGTTCAGGTACCTAAATTGGTCCGCGTTAAGGGTGGCTTGGAGCACATCGCCGCCAGCGCCGGCCGCCATTTCGACCGCATCGACCGTATGAGCCAGGGCGAAGAGTATCTCACCCGCTTCAAGACCGGCATTGCCGATTACGACTCAGCCACCTACGGCGGCCTCATCCAGGGCGAATTGATGGTTCTCAGCGGCCAGCCCGGCATGGGCAAAACCAAGCTCCTCCTCCAGATGGCTGCTGGAGTCGCTAAGAAAGCGGTCGTCGGCGTCTACGAGATGGAGACCGACGAAGATGAAATCATGGACCGTGAGATATCGCGCGCCAGCCACATCCCCTCCGACCGCTTCCTGACCGGTAACCTTCAGGAGGACGATTGGCCGCTCTATGTCCACACCATTGAGCAGTACGTTAGCCCCAGCTTTGGCATGTACGTTGACTTTACCCCCCGTTGGTCCCTCACCGGCCTGCGCGCCGATCTTCTCCGCGCCAAGACGAAGTATGGCCTTCAGGTCTTCATGATCGACTATCTCAAATTCATCTCCGATCGCTACGGCAAAGACGAGACCGAACGTCTTAACTACATCAGCGGAGAACTCAAGCTCATCTGCCGCGAGATGAAACTCGCCGGTGTGGTCATCCACGCCATGAACAAGGAGGGCGCAAAAAGCGCCGCGCCGGACCTTACCAGCCTGTCCCAGGGTATGGATATCGTCTACGACGCGGACAAAGTCTGTTTGCTCAACAAACACATCCCGGGCGAAGGTAAACCCGATGAGCGGTTGCGCACGTTCGTTTTTCTCAAGTCGCGCCGCAAGATCAAATTTTCCTTCTTCCACCTCGTGGCCGTCAAAGATTGGCCCGAGCTGGGTTCCATCGCTAACGCACAAACCCCTGGAGGCCGCCTATGACCTGTTCCACCTGCGCGCATCTGCAAGGCCAGGTTCGCCGCGCCGCTACCTATGAGATGCTCCGCTTGTTTTGCATCGCACTGATCGAGCACAAGATGGCTTGCCACCTCCACGGGTACCAGCGTCTGCCCTGGGAAAAATGGCCTGTGCTCTCTCCCACACTTGAAGCCATCAAAGAGAGGAATAACTGATGGGATACGTCGCGTTGATTTTTATCCTCTTTATCATTTTGTGGCTCATTCTGCGCGGTTGTGGAATAAGCGCATGAAAACAAAAGTTTTTGGTTTGGTGCTTTGGGGCGGAATAGCGGGCTGGATATTAATCGGCCTGCTGATCCTGAAAGGATGCTCATGATCGCAAAAATTCTACTGAGCGTGGCCGGCGCGCTGCTGGTCCTGATTCTGGCCTTGCTCCTGGGTGGATTTTGATATGTCCGAGCATGATGACCAGGAAGCCCTGTTCAAATGGGCTGAATGGAACCAGGCAACCATCCCCGAGCTGTGCATGCTCTACGCCATCCCCAATGGCGCCAAACTTCCCTGGCGCAAAAACAAGGGCGGGCAGCGCTACTCTCCAGAGGCGATGAAGCTCAAAGCCGAAGGCCTGAAAAGCGGCGTCCCCGACATCTGTCTTCCCATCGCCCGGGCCTCGTTTCATGGCCTTTACATTGAGCTCAAGTTTGGCGACAACACCACCTCGCCCCAGCAAAAGAAATGGATCGACTTGCTCCGCGCCCAGGGTTATTTCGCCGTTGTCGCGGTGGGCTGGGAGCAGGCCGCCCGGACAATACTCTCGTACCTGAAAGGAAATTGCTAATGCATCCACAAGAACTTCATCCCGAACCGACTAACGATCAAGAAAACATCATGGCTCCGATTGAGAAGCCTGCTTCGAGCGGTTTCCAGGTGCCCACCCAGATCGGCGTCACTCGCAAGTCTCACGAAGAGACCAAGAAGCGCCGCAAGATGGCCCGGGCCAGCCGCAAGATCAACCGCCGCAAGTAGGAGAGGAGGAATATGGCTATCGAATGGGAAAAACTGACCAGCGCCAATAACGATGTTTTGACTACAGCCCGGGACCTGATCAACCTGCATCACCCCGATCTGCATGAAGCAAACATCCTGTTTATGTTCCGCAGCGAACCCGCCAACTCTGGCGGAAAGGTCGCTTATGCCGGCGCGGAAAAAACGAGTTCAAAAACACGCGCCCTCACTGACGATGCCGATTTTATCATCTGGGTTTCGGAGCATGACTGGAAATCCAAAAACCAGGCCTGGCGCGAAGCCCTCATCGACCACCAGCTCTGCCACTGCTGCGCAGTTGAAGACGGAGGAGAAACGACTTACTCGATTCGCCCCCATGACATCGAAGAGTTTCACGCCGTCATCCAGCGCCACGGCGCTTATACCCTGGATATCACCGGGACCGATGTTGCTATCGAACAGGCCAAACAGGCCCAACTGATGTTCACTTTCGATAAATTGTCAGAAGCGTTAGAAGGCATATCGGTGGCTACTCCACCCAGGCGCGGACGCACCTACACGGTTGAGGTCAAGTCTTTCGAACAGGCAGGAAAGTAGAGGAAACTATGCCAGAAGAAAATGAGCAATGGGCTGTAGTAGAAATCATGGGCCACGTCCAGACCGCCGGCAGAATTTCACGCCCGGGTGACTGGGGCGGTCTGCTCCGCGTTGATGTTCCAACCGATGGAACCTATCGCACCGAGTATTACGGCATGGCCGCCATCTATGCGGTCAAGCTGGTTTCCGAAGAAATCGCGCGCGCCTATGCCGAACGCAACACCGAACCCGCTCTTGATTACAGCGCGCCGATTGTCACCCGGTCGCAGTACACCGCGATGAAGGAACGGGCGGAAAGCGAATTTAGCAGGCTGCAACACGTCATCAGTGAACTGCAGAATCGCCTAATCGCTGTCAACGCTTTGCCATCGGGTGAGGAAGCAGGGGCAGAATAATGGATGAAACCATTGATGATCCAACGAACGTAAAGATTTGGCTTCGCGCCAATATCACTACCCACGACCTTTACTTGCTTAGGAAGGATCTCTCCAATTCCCAATCCGAGATCGAGCGACTCCGCGCGAAATCGATGCCCTTCGTGCCCAGGTTGCCAGCCTCCAGGCTGATTACCAGAAAGAATAGGAAATATCATGCAAATCGTTCAAGTCCAACTGCACCACATCGTCCCCAATCCCGATCAGCCCCGCGAAGGAGAGAACCCCGCCCACATCAAGAACCTGGCTGTCTCTATCGCCGAGGAAGGGCTGCTCCAACTGCCACTTGGCCGCCTGATCGACCATGTTGGCCAACCCCAGCCGGGATCTGCCGACTTGATGCGCACTCAGTCCATCGACCAGCTATGTCGCGATCGCGACTGCCGCGTCCAACTCGCCTTTGGCCACTCTCGACTGGCTGCCTACAAGTTCCTCGACGAAACCGGTAATTTCGGCTTCGATCGCATGCCGGTTATCGTCAATGACCTCACCGATGAGGAGCTCTTCCGCCGCGGTGTGTCCGAAAACATGGCCCGCAAGGATCTCAGCCCGATCGAAGAAGCCAAAGCCATGTTGGTTTACCGCGAGAAGTTTGGCAAAACGTCGATCGAGATCGGCAGCTTATTCGGCCTCAGCGATTCCGCCGTGCGTAACAAAATGCGCCTCCTGGGACTTCCTGAGGCCCTCCAGAACGCACTGCGCGCTGGTGAGATCACAGAGGGCGTAGGCAGGGCCCTGGTGCCGCTCTATGACATTCCTGAGACCCTGCGCCTCCAGGCCGAGGACAGCGATGACCTCAAGCCCTCCGAGATCATCGAAGCTGCCCGCAGCGGCATATCCCCCGATCGGGTTGCCGAAATGGTCAATCGTTTGACGCGCCGGATTAATCCGCCGGCAGAACAGATTTATCTGCCGAATCCCCAGCCCGAACCCGGCGTTTCTATGGAAACGCTCCTTGATGAAACCGAAGACGAAAGCCAGGACAACGAGGAGATTGGCGGTGATAGCCAGGATATGGACGAAAACGTTTCTACGGAAACGGTCGCTGATGATCCCGAAGAGGTATTGGCGTATGACCCTGCTGGGGAAATGGTTGAGGAGCCACAGGAGCCCGCGCGCGAATTCGCCCCGGTGCACCCTCGCCCGGCTCCGGTCCCATCTCCTGCCCCGATTCGCGCGCCTGAGCCACCGCGCCCGGCTGCTGCCCAGCCCGCTCCCAAGCCACAGCCTGCCCCAGCTGCGGCCCCTGTTCAGCCCCCCGCGGTACTGAGTTGGGAGCAGTCAACTATTATGCTCACCTTGACCCTATGGCCAGAGGACTCCAGCGGCAACCGCATGGTCAACATTGGCGGCCGTCTCAATCAGGACGCTCCGCTGATGTCCTTCGCCCGTCTCGCTGACCTGGTCCTTCCGGACCAACTTCAATCCATTCTCACCCGTCTGCACAACGTGGAGAAATAACATGAATTACACCGTACTCGTCGAAGGACAATCCATTCCCGTTCCTGAAGAAATTGGCGCCAATGACGACGCCGTGAAGCGCGCCCTGGCACCGTTCTATCCTGAGGTAGCGAACGCGCTGATCACCCGGGTCGAGAAGGCCGGCGAGGTCACCATCAACGTGATCAAGAAGGCCGGGAGCAAGGGCGGTGGCCCGGCACCTTTGGCGGCGCTGGCCGCACTGGCAGCCAGCCCGGGCGGCCAAAACCCGGCGATCGCGCTTTACCAGGAGATCCAGGGCGAGGACGATCTTGACCCGTACACGATGCTCGAGCTGGACGCACGGATCGATTCCGCGCTCGAGGTCGGCGAGAAGCAGGGCGAGCACGTGAAGGCGGCGCTGCGGCGGCTGGAACAGGCCCAGGCGCGCCCGGCCGGCGCGGTGGTGCTGGGTTTCTAATGGTTGCCATGATGCAGCTCGCCGGTGCGCTCCCGCGTCTGGATACGGCCCGCAAGTTTCTGAAGCTGCGCAAGCGGCCGTCGTTATCCGACTGCCTGGAAGTGCTGGAGCAGAAGAAGCGGCGCATCCAGGCGGCGGTGGTGCTGAACGCGTTGGACCCGGCGAAATTCCGGCGGGCCGCGGCCGGCGAAGTCGAGGATAAACAGTGTGTTTATAGCGACGATCCGATCATCGATGCCTGCCTGCGGGCGATCGACGCGCTGGCGCCGCTGGATTTGGAAATGATGGAGACGCGCTGCGAAGACGGTATGCCGGACGAGCTGTACCCGGCCTGCTGCGGATACCCGATGGGCTGGGACGAGTGGGAGGAGATGTCAGGGGACGACCTGGACACTTGCCGTGACGAGTTGGGGCTTTATATCTTCACCACCGCGATGCGCCTGGGCGATAGCGCTGTGCTGCTGAGAGCGTCGGACCATTTTGGATGGGAACTGAGCGGGGAAGACCCGGCCAATATCCAGGACCCAAACTTTGAACGGCTGTTCGAGATGCTCGAGGAGCGCGGGCTGGGCGTATTTAAGAACGCGATCAACGTCTGCCTGTACGACACAGGCAACCATTATTTTGATTACAACCCCTGGGATGAAGAGGTAATCGCCGACCTGCCGGCGTTCACCCTCGAAGGCGTGCGCGCGCTGGAGTGGGCCTGGGCCGAGGCGCAGCCGATGCGTGAGGATTTGACCCGGGCAGTGATCTGGTTCGCGCGGGATATGAGCCTGGCCGGCACGTTGTATGATCTGTACGTCGAGAGCGCGGCAGAGACGGAAACCAGGCCGCAGACGCTGGGCGAGCTATGGGCGGGCGAGGCAGACGACGGCGAACCTGTGATCGACGAGTTCTATGGCCCGATCGGATTGGAGGCATGATGGACACATGGATCGAAACCCCCACGCGGCTGATAGACACCGCGCTGGCAGGATCTGGAGAACTGGAAGCCGGCGGCGTGCTGTACTTCCTGGACGGACAATATCTCTTTCGCCACCGCAATGGGGCGGCCTGGGTCTCGAAGTTTCTGACATCGGAAGACCTGGAAGCGGCGTTTACCCGGTCGGAGCCGGACACCGGGTGGACGCCGGCGGGAGTCGTGCGCCAGGGGCGACGGGCGGCGGGGCCGTTCTTCGTCTACAGCGCTCCGGCCCAGAAGGTGGAGCTGAGCCTGGCGGATGGGGAGCCGGCGCTGCGGATCCCGATTCCGCGCACGGTGCTGCTGGGGATCGGCAACATGTATTTCCTGTGGGCGCTGAAGGCCAAACTCTTCGACCCGGGCGAGACGGTCTATCGCGCGCCGTTCCCGAATGTGTACTCAGACGGGCGGATCTGCTGGGGCAGCTTCGCGCCACCCGAGTCGGACAGCCGGAATGCGCGCCCGGTCTGGGAGATGTTCTTCCGCACGCCGTTCAACGCGCACCTGGCGATCAAAAAGGTGCGCAGCGCTGAAAAAGACGCGCGCGATCTGCTGCGGAAGCTGGCGGAGGGCGGCGCGCGGAGTTTTCCCGAGGGCGAGCTGATCAGGGAAGACAGCGCTTCGTCGATCGGACGTCTGATCGACCAGCAGTTAGGGAGGTGACTTCGTGTTTGTAAAACATCTTTTTGCCACCGGCGATCTGCCGCCCCAGGGCAACAGCCTGTATGAATACGTGGTTGGGTCGAATGGAATCTTCGTCCGGGCGCGGCGGCCAGGCCTCGAGGCGCTGATCTGGGTCGCGGCGACGTACAGCCCGATTCGCGGGCTGCGCGAGGTGCAGCCGTTCGTGCGCCTGGACCCGCCTGTCCCTGCCAACCGGATCGGCAAGATGTTCGATCTGGCGTACCGCGCGAAAGGCAAGGAAATCCTGTTCTATCTGAATTACTGGGACCAGTGGCTGGTCAACGTGCCCAGGCAGATACAGGCCGGCGCCAGCGTGCGCCCGGAAAATCCATTTGCCGCCGGCGTGAACACGATCATCGAAGTTCACAGCCACCACCATATGAACGCGTATTTCAGCGCCACCGACAACCGTGAGGAGGCGACCGGGTTCCGTTTGTACGCGGTGATCGGGAACTTGAATTCGCAGCCGTCGATCCTGGTGCGGGTGGGCATTTACGGTCATTTCTGGGAGATCCCGGCGGAGTGGGTATTCCAACTGCCTCCAGGCATCACGGATGCGCTATATCTTGGAATGGAGCCTGAATATGTCGATGTCGATTGATTTATCTTATGTCAATGCAGCCCGGCTGCTGCTTCCGGCGTCGGAAACGATCACGCTGGCGCTGGTGGGCTGCGGCGGGACGGGGTCCTGGCTGGCCCCGACCGTGGCGCGGGTGGCGCGCCTGCTGGGTGAGACTCAGCGCCGGAAGGTGGAAATGTATTTCATCGACCCGGACCAGGTCGAGGCGAAAAACGTCTACCGGCAGAATTTTTGTGACGCGGAGGTGGGGCGGAATAAGGCAGACGCGCTGGCGCTGCGCTACGGCGCGGCCTGGGGGCTGGAGATCCGCGCGGTGCCGCAGCACTTTTCGGCGAAGCTGCCGATTGGCGGCTCGCTGCTGGTCCTGATCGGGTGCGTGGATAACGCGGCAGGGCGGCGCGAGATGGCGAAGGCGGTTAGCGGCAAGGCGCGGGCATGGTGGCTGGACTGCGGCAATCATAAGGCCGCGGGCCAGATGCTGCTGGGCTGCGGGGCGAAGCGGCCGGATGATCCGTTCGAGCTGCCAGGGCTGTGCTCATGGCTGCCGCTGCCGACTGATCAGCACCCCGAGCTGCTGGAAGATGAGAAGGCAGACGGACCGAGTCTGGATGGCCTTAGCTGTGCGGAGATGGCGATGCAGGACAGCCAGGGTCTGATGGTCAACCAGGCGGTGGCGGTGCAGGCCGGGGATTACCTGGTGCGGATGCTGCTGACGCAGGATCTGCGCAAGCAGGCCACCTATATCGACCTGGCCAGCGGAACAACGAAATCGAAGTACATTACGAAGGAGAATGAATGAGCGACATAAATCCGAATGAGGCGAACATTTTGGAGACAATTGATGCTCGGATGCAACAAGAAAATTACCGAATTTCGGTGGACGAACTGAAGCAGTTTCACCGATGTGCGATGGAACTGCACGCCGAACTCGCCCATGTCCAGTCAAAGGCCAAGCGGTTAAGGGAGACTCTCTTGCTAGTCAAAACTGTACTCCCCCAACGCACTTCTTTACCCTCGAAGGTACAAACTAAGATGGGGGAAGTTTTGGACGCGGTTGAAGCCGCGTTGGAGGTGAAGTGAAAGAGCATCCGATCCTTTTCACGGGCGAGATGGTGCGAGCGATCCTGGAAGGCAGGAAGACGCAGACGCGGCGGGTGATGAAACTGCAACCCGATTGCCAGGGTGCTTTGATGCCTGCCCCGGCTGGGAAAATGTGGTACATCTGGCCCCATTTAACTATTGATGGGCGCATGAGTGATTATTACTGCGCTTGTCCTTACGGTCTACCGGGTGACCAGCTGTGGGTGCGGGAGACTTTCGGTCTCATGCACTCATCCTACAGCCTCGAATACGGATGGGAAAACGACGGCATGTATGCAAGTGACATTCCAAAAACAAAGCCAATTGGATCTGGTTTGGGGGTTATTTATAAAGCCACAGATGGCTACGACAAAGAAGATGGCGAGGTCTGGCGACCATCTATTTACATGCCCCGATGGGCCAGCCGGATCACGTTGGAGATCACTGGTATCCGCGTGCAGCGAGTGCAGCAGATAACCAACAACGATGTTCTCGCCGAGGGTATTATGCGCGGCGAAGATGAAGATGGAAGTTGGTTGGGTCCGTTAGACCGGTATCAATATTACCCATTTGCGCATGCGTCTGAGGCCTATTCGTTTCTGTGGGATCACATCAATGCCAAACGCGGCTATCCCTGGGACAGCAATCCCTTTGTCTGGGTGATTGAGTTCAAACGGATCGACGGGGAGGATAGATGAGCGAATCCGAGGTCCGCATGTCTCTACCGTTCGCTCGTCATCTGGCAGAGGATATGGTTTCTCTCCTGCGCCCTAAGTGCGATCGTATCGAAATCGCCGGATCCATCCGCCGCGAAAAGCCATCAATAGGCGATGTGGAGATCGTTATGATCCCCCGCTTGCACACTGCCTTCAATCTGTTTGGCGATTCCATTGTCAAACGCGAAACCGACGACATTACCGCCGCGCTGTTGGTGGACGGGTTCACGCTCCTGAAGAATGGCGACCACTTCAAACAGGCGCGGCTGCAGGGTGGCAGTGTTGTCTTTGACCTGTTCCTGACTACACCCGAGCAGTGGGGTATGATCTTCACGATCCGCACAGGCAGTGCTGATTTTTCCCATCGCCTGGTCACCCAACGCAACAAGGGCGGATTACTGCCATCCTACATGCACGTCAAGGGTGGCTTGCTGTGGGCAGGCGATAAGGTAATCCCCACGCCCGAAGAGCGAGACGTTTTCAATGCAATCGGCCTGCCGTGGATAGAACCGTCGGAAAGGTAATGGAGATAGTTAATTATTGCTCTTCAACCATAATAGTGCACAATTGATCCAGCGTCCTGCCGTCGCTCGTCGTAATTCGGCAGGTGAGGGTATAGGACGTGTGCACCGTCCCGCCACTCAGCCATATTGTACAAACAGTATTGGCCGAATAAGACACGCCGCCGATAACCACCGCATTTTGATTGCTGCTATCTCTCGTTATTCCGGTTGGCACGGTCCAGGTGACCGTACTGATTGTCGCCCCTTGCAGTTCTCCGCCATCCCCATTTACGTTTGATCCTGATGGATCGCACCAAACCACGAAGAACGGCTCTACCGCTGATGGATCTTTCTGGGGCCAAAATTTAGACATAAATCCTCTTTTCTCGGTACGGGCAATACACCCGCTTATCGTTGTATACAACAAACACGGCGCCACTTTTTACCGATATGGTAAGGCCTACTGCGCCCATCGAAGTAACGATAACCGTGCCCAGGGTGATATCCAATGAGCCGATGCGCTCAGGCCCGCCAGTGATAGTTGCGGACGCTTCCAGGGTGGTTTCCCCCAGGGTGATGGATGCTGCCCCGCGAACCGATACTGCCCCTTCGCTATCCGGTTCGATCGCCCCCAGGGTCACGGCAAGCTGCCCAATAGCCGGCACGTTGCCGACAAAGCCTTCAGATAACAGGGAAACGCTGCCAAGATTTATACTTGTCGCACCGCTTACTTGAACCCTGCCTGATGCGCTGACCGAAATACTTCCCAGCGTTTGCGCTGTTGCGCCTCTGATTGCCGCCGCCCCCGTTGCGCCGATTGTCACCCCGCCCAGGGTGGTCGCACTGGCCCCGTTTATTGCAACCGTGCCTGTTGCTGTTGGGATTACGGCCCCCAGAGTGATTGATAATTGTCCAACTGCTTCTGCGGACGAATATTCAATAACTAGCTTTGGGCGATACCCCGTGGTGGCGTGGTCGGCAGAGCCAATGTACTCGGCCGCACCACTTGCCCGCATGAGAATGCCGTTATTGGAGGCTTGACCAAACCAGGATTGCACGAGCGCCGGGTCCAGTGCGCAGGTGTATTCATCGCCCGTACTGGCATTAGCGCCAATTACGAATGACCCAACCGGCGAAGCATTGTAATCGACCCCGCTTGTTGAAAGCCCAGGCGATCCCGCCCAGGGGGTAGACGGATGCCCTTTATTATTCCAGGTCGGTTCCCCAGGCTGCGGAGTGCCGCCATAAGTCGTGCCGCCTATCCAATCCCCGTTAGCGGGAGTGATCTCATAGATCGTACAGGTTACGGCACTATTGGGGACAGAGGATGTTTTGAAATAATGGAGGGTTGCAGACACGCATACTGCGCTCGAAGGGAGTGAAGGCAGTTTGAACCGTTGCAGGTAAACCCGCGAAGTACTCACGTCATAAACATCGTGGGTACAAAATGCAATATCAGGAGCACCCGAGACGAGCATCACATCTTCAGCGGTGAAGGTGTTGCCCCCGTAGCCGTCTGTGAACGTGTGAGTTGTGCCAACCTGCCCCGCGGCGCTGATGGTTGTTGCACCTAATGTAATGGCGAGAGAACCTGTTACATCTCCCGTACCTGAGGCGGTGGACGTCACTGCGCCCAGGGTCAGGGATACCGCCCCTGCTACAGCTGCCGCGGCCGCGGCTGTGATCGTTGTCGCCCCTAGCGTGGCAGATAGGCTGCCCGTTATACTGGCGCCACCTCCGTCATCCACCTCAAACGAATCAATCAGCGCCGTCGTATCCCGTCCGGTGATCCCGTGCACCGTCGAACTGTTTCCCGTCGCGCTGTTATACGTGATCGAGTGCCCGCCGTCGATCGTGGCGGTAATATCATCGCCGTTGAGGGTCACTTCCACCGTGTACAGCGTGTCCGCGCTCAGGCTGAGCGTGTTGTCGCTTGCCCGCGTTGTCGGCGCACCGCCGCTGAATTGAAGAATATACAGCGTGTTCGTCCCGATCAAAAACCCGCAGGCCCAATAATATCCCGCCGATTGCCAGCGCACGACTGCCCCGGTAAGCCGCGCCGTCGATGTGCTCGTCGAATTCATCCGCGCGACAATAGTTACAATCCCCTCGGCTGCCCCCGCGTCGATCGTCGCCAGTGAAGCATTCAGCGATGTGACAAGAGCCGCTCGGTTGCTCTGGATATGCCAGTCACCGACCCGCTCCGTCCACATATTTGAGGACGGACGGGTATCAGGGGTATGCGCGTCTAATGAGACTGCATCCGAATCGGTGAAATTATCGAGAACAACGACTGTCATTGCCTGTTAGGCGTTGGCAGCGGTCAGCGTGAAAGAGGTTACGGAAACAGCCTGCGCAGCGGCAATGGAAGTGTTATCCAGGGTCATATCGCCCCCGCCACCAGTGGCCGTAACAGTCCCCTGAATATGACACGTCGTTCCTGCGCTATCCCACACACGGAAGAAATCAGCCGTGCCATTGTTGTTTGCCGACGCATCCGACCACGTTCCAGCGAGTGCTTTAGCGCCGCCCGAGGCCGCAGCCATCCAGTCAGACGGCAGGGTCATTTCCGCCAGAAGCGTGGCGGTAATAGATGCCGCACAGTTGGCCGGAGCTGCACCGGTCAGATCATAAATGCGCAGGATCGGCGCGGTAGATATTGCGGTTTCGATTGCATCGAGTTCCGCGTTGCGAACAGTTGCCGAAAATTGCAGTGCCATTGTTTATGCCTTTCGTCTTGTCTGTTTCACCTACGGCTGTAGGTGTTTGTTAACTCGATCTTCTAAAGCCTGAACCCGCGCCGTAAGCGCCGTGAGGTCTGGCGTAGGCTCCGGCTCGGGGTCGGGCGGTGGAGGCGGAGGCTCTACCCCGCCCTCGATGGGCAGCTTCGTTTCATCGGCAATCCAGGCTTTCCACATCGCCCGCGTACCACTGCCCCGATTCAGGTCTACATCATCCACGCCAGGGAAGTCTTTCACGTCCCCAACGTATTGGTGAATGAGGTGCGATTTCCACGGCGTCTTGGCGCGGATGCTCGTCATGTAAGACGACTCGCCCCCGGTCTTGGTCCAGTGCGCTAGCCACAGAGGACACTCGCCAATCGCGGAGTATGCGGCTTGCGAGAGAAGCGGCGCAAGGTAGTTGAGGATCAAATCTGGGTTACAGTAGAACACAGGCCGTCGCCCTTGTTTCTCACTCAAAAACTCAATCGCCGGAATGAGGTAAGTATCGCAGTACACCTTAGCCGATGGAAGGGGCACAATCTGAAAAGCCTTGCCGTCCCACCAACGGATCCGCTCAACGTCAACCGCTACGGGGAGCGGAAACTCACGCCCACCGCCGGTTGCCAAATTCCAGCAGTTCTGAGCCTGGTAGTCGCCCCGTACTGCGTTCCAGGTTCGCGCTCCAATCGCCCCGGAGTAGCCTAAGAACATGTAAGGCCCCCACAATACCGAACCGTTTTTGGTTTTCACATCCCGCAGCAGCTTGCGGAATTCGGGGAACTTCGCGTCATCCCGGTAGCCATCGTGCGCCCGGACATAGGCGAAGTCGACCAAAAGCTGATCGTTCATCATCGCGGTTGCGTCGCTAACCGTTGTCCAACCTGATATGTCAATTCCGTGTATCATATTGTGCTCCTTAGATCAAATATTGACCACTGATCCCTAACGTGGCTCCAGAACCCAGCGCAGCCGCGGTCGGTGTCCCCACAGTCTGTCCCGACCCTGTCCACCTCAGCTGTGCCGCGGTGACACTATCATTTGCGGTCGCCATGAGCTGGGTCATGTTCGCCGCAAGGGTAACGATTGACCAATACACCCCGAGGTTTGACCGAAAACCAGTAATGTTGCCCACCGCTACAGGCAACGCAAAGGACAATGAGTTAGAAGTTGTGCCCCCAGGCGCCCCAGTCAAAGAGATCGATGCAGTAACAAACAAAATCTTTTCTGTAATCGTAAATGTGCCCAATTGGGACGCATATGTGAAGGTGGCCCCAGATGAAACAAAAGTTGGTGTCCAATTGAAATAGCCGGGGAACCCCTCGGGGGCAGCCGCTTTACTGTAATAAGGGTCTGTTATCGCTGCGTTGGCAAGGGTGTAATCAATTCCGCCCGTGATCGTTAGGGTGGTATTTGCACCCATTTCAATGGCTACGACGTAAAAATACTTGACCGTCGTTTGGGTCAGCATGATCTTATCGCCCTTTTGATACTCAAAATGCTGCCCGCCGATCACGAGCGAATTGGCGCTGACGTAAGTCCAGGTTTGCCCCGCGGCAATCCAGCCCGTTCTCTGAGCGTCCAGCGTGGCCAGGCCCGTTTCGATATTGTTCATCCTGGCCGCAGTTACCGCCGTGCCAGCCACAGAAACCGCGGTAGCCAGTTCAATCCGCATATCGGCCTTGAACGCGCCGCCGCCATCTTCCAAGATGTCATAGCGGGCATCAGCCGCCAGAACTTCATCAACCCAAGTCGTAGGTGTATAAGCCATTTCAATTTCTCCTGAAAAAAGTCTGTCGTATTGAATCCGCCCCGCAGATTGCTAGCGGAAATTGCGCGCCCGCTACTGAGTACGGGCTGAAAACTTGTGGAAAATAAAACCTCCACGGTGGCTGATCAAACAATAAGCCAATCAGTGTTGATAGCCCAGCTATTAAAAATTGCCGCCTGGTTATCACGCGTACCTCCTAAAAAGGTTGTTCCGTGTAAGGTCAGCCCCACAAATTGTCGCATCCAACCGAGGCCGTCTAACCGGCGTGGCCGCGGGCTGTACCCAGGTCTGATATTGGCGGAAACGATGCTGCCAAAGGCGCGATTGGCCCACACTGGCGACCCCACAGTAAATCCGGTTATTGGCTATATTCCGGGTATAGTCCCGTAATAGGCTGAGATTTTTCTCCCAGTCATTCACGTCCTCATAATCTGGCGCGACCGCATTTGCGCCACCAATCCAGGCAGTATTCAAAACTGCCAGACCCGTTGTCGCATTGGCGGGCATCCTGGTTGCAAGTCGCACATCCTCAATATTCTGCGTCAAGGTTATAAGGTCGGCCACATCTGGAATTGTCGTGATCGTCGGTTCTGCAATTTCCCCCATCACTGTGCTTGTACCAAAGATCGCATTGACAAAAGCATTAACATTGAGTGAATTCCGATAAATGCGAATCCAATCCAAGACATTCAAATAGGCCTTGCTGGTTTTGTTCGTTATATCCAGCAGCACGCGATCAAAAATGGGGGTTGTCCAGCTCATTGTTTTACCCCCGTTATTTCCACTTGCGAGATAAAACCGCCGCTCAAATTGATCTCTGTTTTTTCCACCACGCCGCGAATTTGCTGCCCGTATAAAGTCTCGGCCAGTGCCACGTCCCCAATCGCGATCTGCGAAGCAAATAGCCTCATTTTTTGGATGTACCGCTGTTGGTAGTAATCATACACACGCTGGGCAATGGCCTGCCCGTTGGTCGGACTTACCAGGGTAGCCTCTTCAACCCTGACAATATTAGGGCTGACCGATGCGGGTAAATCAGGAGTGTACACCGAAAAAATCATTTTCTTTTCGGTATAAATTTGCCCCGACAGGGTTACATTATGCGCTGCACCAGTCACGTTAAGAACAGCGTAATTTGCCCCGCTTTCTATGATCGTTGCCCCTACCACCGCCAAATCGTGGATAGGCTCAGTAAAAGAGATCGTAAATATCCCCTCTTCCTGAGTGGCGTTCGAAAACAAACTTTTGCTTGTGGCCGAAGCCGCGTAATGGTGCGCAGTCACTTCCGCGCCCGTAATCTCTGAATTCAATGTTACCTTACCGCCCATGCCCTGGTCGGATCTGG